CTTCATGCCTGTAAATAAGACTTCTACCTTCTGTTAAACCATTTATTTGACTAAAAGTATTAGATGTATTATTTGCAAAATATTCTGTAGCTAAAGGATTTAGTTCTACACCATTATCTTGATAAGTTGATCTAGCTAAATTTCCAAAATACCAACTATTTTCTAAGTAATTAAATATAACATATCTATCAATTTGATCAGAGGTCTTAGAACAATAATACCAAATTATTTCTGAAAAATTAGAAGTTTGTCCAGCATAAACTTGTGCGTATTGATTTTTATTAATATCATTAAATACATAATTTAAAACACTACAAGGTAATTCTTGAACAGCACCAGCATATCTAAAGAATTGTCCATCGGACATCCAATAAGCAATATCGTCTACAACTATCGCAGCATTTAAACCAACAGATCCACAATCATTACCTAATTGTCTAAAACCAAAAACAAAAGGAGGACCGATAAAAGACATTGAATGCATAGTGGTATCTGTCCAAATAAGAATAGTACCTTTAGCAGGTCTAGCACATCTTATTTCACTACCACCTGCAATTCTTTGTGACCCCGCAGAATTAGTTACATTAGGAGTAAAAGAATTAAAATTTTCTTGATCACTGAATCTAATAAACATCTTATCTTGTGTACTAGGTGAACCTATAGTTGTCTCTGTACCCATTAAAATTAAATGCCTTGTTTCTGTTGATACTACACTTAATGTACTTGCAGTTGGAACATTAGCAATTTCAGTTGCTCTATTGCCTGTCATTCCTAAAGAAGTATCATAATAATATGTACTTCCATCCCTAGCAGTAATTATTAAATCTTCTCCCCAATTATTCATAGACCATTGTCTTAAATCTAGAGTTACATTAGAAGAAGTTCTAGGTGTATTCCAAGCTAAAGAATTCCAAGTTCCAGTACCCCAACCAAAACCAAAAGTTTGTTTATCTGGACCTATAGATAATTGATATTCTATATCGCAATTACCAGTTGTAGTTACATTCGCATTTGCTGTATTATTAGATGTAATTATATAAGCATCTGCATTTGTTATAGAAACTATTTGATATTCAGCATCAATACTACTATTTGCTATCCCTCCTATGGACGTAGGTGCACAATTAGATATAGTTATAAAGTCTCCTACAGCTGCACCATGAGTAGAATGATTAACTGTAACATTAGCACTTCCATTAGTTGTGTTAAAAACTGATGTAAGAGTATTAGATTGTCTTATTGGTGTTATATCTTGATTATCACCTGATCTATATACATAGACTTTTCTATCTGTTCCTAAACCCTCGTAACGATTACCAGAGTTATCAAACCATTGATGTAAAGCTCTTCCAACTCCAACATAATAATCAAGACTAAATTTTTCCCAACCACCAATTTTTTGTGGTAAACCTTTTCTAAATCTAACCTTATCGCAATTAGACCATCTTCCTTCTGCACCTGTTTCGGTGTTTTCAGTATCAATTCCAGGTAAAAAATTCAGTTGTGTTAATGGCATATGTAAACATTATATACAATAAATATTGTATTTCTACTGTATTTTTTTTCAATCTAAGGGATTTATAGCATCTTTTCTTATTATAGGAAGAGGGCTTATACTGTCTATATCTTTTATAAAAAACACTAAAGTAAGTCTTTCTTTTGTAACTCCATAATTTCCAGCATGAAAAGTATTAGCTGGATAAAAAATAAGTCTATTATAAATATTGCTTACTTTAATAGTTTCTTTAAAACCTTTATTACATTCTAATAAAATATTCTTATATTTTTTTAAATCTAATTTTGACATATTTTTTAATTTATACAATTCTTTTTTCTTTGCGTGTTTTTCTTCTTCGTTTTCTAATTTCTTTATATTTTTATATATTGAAGTACCAGCATTTAAGTCTGGTTTTTTATTAAGATAAATTACACCAGCTAAATTAAAATATGCGTCTTGATGTATAAGTCCTTCATTTAAAATACTTTTTTTATTTTTATCAAAAGGTTTAATTTTTTGAAAATACATGTTAGCATTTCTATAAGAAACTTCTGTATTGTTATAATCGAAATATAAAGCTAGTATTTTAAGTATAGTTTTATTAAAAAAATTAGGAGCTGCTATGTGTAATTCTTCTGATCTTTGACCAGGGTAAAAACCATCGGATTGTTTATATTTTAAACTACTAGCAAAATCTACTATTTTATCTGGATCTTTAAAAAAATTATCTACTATCGAAATCATTAAAAATAATTAAAATTTAAAATATATCTTTTTTCAAAACCATTAGATAATAATGGTCTATGTAATGTATCACATTTAAAAATAACCATTTTATTTTCTTCTGCTTTAACAAAGTTTACATTATCTTTAAATTCAGTTCCTCCATTTGTAGTATTTAAATATAATATACTAGTCCAATTATTATGATTATAATCTGTATGCCATTCAGCTTTTTTATTATTAAAGAGAGAAGAAAAGAAAAGATTTGCTCTAACTTCTATTAAAGAAATAGGTTTAAGTATTTCGTATATATCTTTAGTGCAATCATAATTTAATGTTGAATTAATTTGATTATTATGAAATAAAGAATGACAAAAGTAACCACCATCTATTTCTGTATCGCTTTTATAAAACCAAGGAAAGTAATCACCTGTTATTAATTCTTTTACTTTAATAAATTTATCTTGAGGTAAAAAGTTTTTTATAATTTTCATTAACAACCATTATCTTTTAAGTTAAAACTAATACCATATTTAGTTTTTTTTGATCTATGTGTTTCTGCTTTATGAAGTAAAAAAGGAGAAAATATTGCAAATGAACCTGGCTCAGGTTTTAACTTTTCGTTTATCTGATTAAAATCTAGTGTCTGATCATGACTATTTAAATAAATTACACCTGACCATTCACTTTGTCTATGATTATGTTCTACAGTTTTAGAACCATAAGAACAACTAACACCCCAAGAATCAGCTAAATAATATGATGGAAAATCAAAATACTTATCTACATAATCTATTATGTTATTTAAAATTTTTAAAAATTCTGGATCTGTATTAAAATAATTAAAACTTGTCATCTTATCTTTAACATTAGTTTGATAATTTTTATTGTCATTTGCTTGACAACCTTTTTTAATTTTTTCTATAAAATATTTACAATTAATATCAAGTCTACCTTTAATAAAAAAATAATCTAATTTAATTTTTTTTTCTAAATGTTTTTCTATAATCATAATAAAATATTCCAATTTAATTTAGTAAGTATTTCATCTACATTAATAAGTTTTAATTTATTTTCTTGTATATAAGCATGTAATTCTTCTATATCAATTAATAAATATTTATTTTTTATTTTATAAACCATTTTATCTGCTTTTGTATTCAGATGACTTTTTTTACCTACACCTTGTTTAAAAGTAGAAATATGTCTAGTATCAAATTTAAAAACTCTATTACTTTTATTTTTTAATATACCTGATACATCCCATAATTCTTTTGATTTTTGTTCGTCTGTAGCATAGGTTACATCAGTTAAATATTTGCTTATAAATTCATTATTCATAATTTAGATTCAATAACAATCTATATTCTTTATCAGTTTGATATACTGCTCTATGTTTAATATTACTATCAAAAGTAACAGCACTATTTTCTATGGATTTAACTTTAGTTTTATTTTCAAATTCTGTATATCCATTGTTTGTATTTAAATAAACAATAGTAGTTTTCATATTAGAAAAATCTATAGAATTATTTGTACCATAACTA